TTCCAGAAGGAAGCCGCTGGTGTTGTTGAAGCAATCGGACCTCAAGTACAAGTAACTTCAGGTGATGTATCCGTGATTTATCAGGGAGATGTCATACTAGGACGCTTGGCTATGGGCTCCGATTACCTGAACCCAGCTGCTTGCGTAGAACTCTTCGCGGGTGCTGCAACAGGAAACTCAGCTTTCTAACTATCCTTTATGGGGTGCTTCGGCACCCCTTTTTTTATATTATGGCAGTCGTATCTTATGGAGCGTCCACCGAACTGGATGCAATTAACTCTATATTGATGAGTGTTGGAGAGTCTCCTGTTAATAGTACCACTGTACAAAGCCCTGAAGTGGTTATTGCACAGAACACTCTGCAGCAAGTCTGCCGTGAGGTACAATCAGAAGGCTGGATATTCAACACAGAACAAGAATACCCTATAACTCTTGATACAAATAACCATTGTATCATACCTAATAATATCTTACAGATAGATACTAATCATTTTAAACATCTAAATGATTTTAATGTCGTTCGAAAGAAAGACAGTGGTATATGGAAACTGTATGATTTAATAAAACATAGGTTTAATTTTGAAAATACAAATGAAGGTAAATTATATGTTGATGTAATATGGATGGTAGAGTTCGAGGAAATGCCACAAGTATTCCGCGACTACTGTACCGTCAGAGCTTCGAGGATCGCTTCTAACCGCATGATAAACAACCCGCAGTCGTCTGAGTTAATGGGAGTAGATGAGTCGCTTGCAAGGGCTCTTGCTGTAGAGTATGATGCTAATCAAGCTGACTACAATATCTTCAATGATGCTCAGAATAGAACTAATCCTGCTAGTGTTTATCGACCATACAAAGTTCTACAAAGAAGATAATGCCTGCAATTAATCAGAAAATTCCAAACTTTTTAGGAGGTGTATCCCAACAGCCAGACACAATTAAATATCCAGGACAACTCAGGGTCTGTGACAACGCTGTGCCTGACGTTACTTTTGGTTTACAGAAGCGACCTCCAGGTGAGTTTGTGAAGACACTGACTAATGCCAACGATGATGGCTATTGGTATGATATACTTCGAGATGGTGATGAGAAATACTTAGTACAAATGACTCCAGCTGCTAGTTACTCATCTAGTAAACCTATTAGAATCTGGAATCTTTTAACAGGCGTAGAGCAATCACTAACTAATAGTAACGGTGACTCGCTCTTTGCTTACATGCAACAATCAGGAACTTTTGAACGCTATGCTACCCAGACGATTCAAGATTACACGATTATCACAAACCCGAAAACTACGGTTAGCACTACAGGTAACACTGATACACCTCTCAACTCTGGGAACTATTCTTTTGCACGGTTAGAAACTATTGCTCATAACACTGAGTATGCTTTCTACACTACAACTAATCCTCCTGCAACTAATAAGTACTGGAGAGTTACTGGACTTAAAGTTGATTTCATTAGACCTACTACTACACAGATAGCTGACAATGCAGGTAACCAAGCCGCTTGGACAACTAGTACAAAGTATAAACAAGGTCAATATGTAACACACGATAGCGGTAAAGTTTATCAATGTGCTTATGACAGATCTGGAAACCATAACCAAGGTGAAGCGTCATCTTCTACTAGTTCTAGTAATGGTCCATCTGGTACAGGTGAATGGATAGCAGATAGTGGATCCCAAACTGGTGACTGGGGTAGTGAGAATAAAATGCGTTGGGATTATAGAAACGCTAGTACATCAGATACTACTCTAAAAGGTAATAGTTGGACTAGTGGTGATAATGAATCAAAGTTTTCTGGCTTAGGTCAGTTCTCTTTTTCTGGTGGTAATGATATAACCTTAGATAAAAAGTCTGGTACCTATAGTAGATCAGGTAAGACCATTACTGTTAGTAGTACCAGCCATGGTTTCCAATTAGGAGATACCATTTACCTTGATGCTACATCTGGGAATGTATCAGATGGAGACTATACTGTACAGACTGTTGCTACTAATAGCTTTACCGTTACTGATACAGATAGCGGTACTACAAGTGGAAACTGCACAGCTAGGGTTGCCACTCAAAATATAGAAGGTCATGTAACAATCAACGGTGCTCAGTTTGTTGTTAAAAGTAACCCAAACCTAGACGGTTATAGTAATTCTAATGATGGTTGGATGGGTTGGACCCAAGCTTACCATACCGAATATAGCTGTCAGGTTGTTATAAAAGATGGCGGTATTATTAAAACCAATGATAGAGCCGCCGCAGAAGCTCTTAAACTCCAGATAGAAATAGAAGGTCATTACTATCAAGTCAGTGTTGTATCAGTTGAACCTTATGAAACTTATGAAGGTGTCTCAGGTATAGGCTATTATAGAACTCCCAAGGATCCTGATGAAGGTAAACTTGGTATGGCTATAATTATTAAAGCCTTACAAGAGTCTGTAAATACTCACTTAGCTAATGTAACAGCTGAAGTAATTGGTAATGGGTTGTACCTTCATGGTTCTGATGCTCCTGATGTAACCTTCTTAGGAGGTGCTATCAACGAGTCTGTTGGTATGATAGGTACTACTTCTCAAAACGTATCTAGATTACCTAGTCAATGTAAACATGGGTATATTACCCAAATAGCTAACGATGAAAACACAGAAGCTGATAATTACTATGTAAAATTCATTGCTGATAATGGTACTAAAGGTCCAGGTAAATGGGAAGAGTGTGTACGACCACACCAATTCCAAGGTACTGGTTCTGATCAGACTGTAGTCTTAGGACTAGATCCTGCAACGATGGCACACGCATTAGTTAATAATCGTAACGGTACCTTTACTTTTAAAAAGTTAGATAAAACTACAGCTGATGCTGATGGTAACGATCTCTATTGGAAGAACAGGGAAGTAGGTGACAATGAAACCAACCCGTTCCCTAGTTTTAACGGTAAAAATATCCAGAAAATATTTTTCCACCGAAACAGATTAGGCATGATTGCTGATGAGCAAGTTGTCTTAAGTCGCCCTGGTGATTACTTTAATTTCTTTGTTGTTTCTGCTATTACCTCAAGTGATGATAATCCGGTTGACATTACCGTTTCTGACGTTAAGCCTGCTTTTGTTAATCACGTACTACCTATCAATAAAGGTGTGATGTTATTCAGTGATAATGGGCAATTCCTATTATTTACTGAGTCTGATATCATGAGCCCTAAGACAGCTCGTATTAAAAAAGTATCTGGCTATGAATGTGATGCTTCAATTGAACCTGTAGATATGGGTACATCAGTGATGTTTACATCCAATGTGTCTGCTTATACTAGGGCTTATGAAGCCACTATTTTAGATGACGATGTACCAGTTAAGATGTTAGAACAGACAAGAGTTGTTCCTGAGTATATACCCAAGAACGTTTCAATGTCTGCTAATTCTACTTCTTTAGGTGTCGTAACTTTTGGTGCAAAAAATTCCAGTAATGTTTATCATTTTAAATATTTTGAATCAGGAGAAAAACGAGACCAAGCAGCGTGGTATAGCTGGACTTTAACAGGTACTTTGCAGCATATGATGTATACTGCTGGAAGTTACTATGTAGTAACTAAGCAGGGTTCTGATTTTATTCTTAACCGTTATGAGTATGTAGCTGATGCTGATTCTACTAGAACCTATGCTTTAGGTTCAGGTACTGTCGGTTCATCACTCACAACTTCTAGATGGTTTGAAGCATGTTTAGACAGCATGACTATACCCACAGCTATTTCTTATACAGCTCAAGGACCAAGTGTAACAGGCCCAGATTTTAGTGACATAACACTACCATATACACCTACAAGTGCTGATAATTTTTATATAGTAGCTCTTTCTGGTACAGATAGTTCAGGTAACAAAATAGCTGGTACAGTTATCAAAGCCACTTCAGTAGGTACTAATAAAGCTACTTTTGAGGGAATAGATCTAACTGGATGGGTTATGGCTGCAGGCTATCGATACATATCAATCATTGAATTACCGAATTACTACACTAGTGCAGAAGGGACGGTCTATGATATAGACGCTGACCTACGTATTTCAGGGTTTAACTTTGAAATGGGTGTATCTGGACCTATGGAGTTCCATTTATCATCCACTTATAATGATATGACTGACTATATTCACTATGAATCTGGCATGAAACTAGACGATAGTGACTTTGGTAAGCCTCCTGCTGCATTAATGAAGAGTGTTAGAGTACCTATACAGAGGAAGAATGAAAAATATAAGCTCACTATAAAGATACCCGACCCGTTTTCCACCGCTTTAATCTCAGGTTCCTGGGATGGCATATATAACCAACGAAGACATGCACGAAAGTAAGTTTACTATTAAGCCCCTCACTGCTGAGTTAGCTCTCAGTGTGGGGCAAAACTTACGTCTAGATGATAGACGTGAGGTAGAAGATACAATCGGATGGGGCGCTGAAGCAATATCCGTACAATCTTATTATAATTCCGCGTATGGAAGCTCAGTTTATTTTGAGGCTCCCAACGGCAAGGCTGCCGGAGTGGCAGGTGTAAACCCTCAGAATGTAATATGGATGCTCTGTACTGAGGCCAGCACAGAATTTCCACATACATTTGTACGCGAAGCACGACGCTGGGTAAATTCTTTACCTAATACCTATGTTTATAACCACGCAGATATGCGAAATACCGAACATATCAAGTTACTTAAAGTACTTGGATTCAAATTTATACGGTATCATGTTTACAACAATGTACCTCTTATCGAATTTATAAAATTATGTGCGAACCAGTAAGTATTGCACTTGGTACTGCCTCAGCAGTCGGTGGCATGATGTCTGCTTCAGCTCAACACCAAGCAGCTAAAGCAGCAGCAAGAAGGCAAAACTACATAAACGAATTAAATTATCGTAACAATTTAAACATAGCTGCAGCTAAAGATGAAGCTAAAGGTCGTGATTATACTAGACAGTTAGAAGCAGC